ATTATGAGCATATCAATGGCATTATATGTTGCAGATATTAGTTTTAATCAGCTACAAAGAAATACTTCCCAAAATAAAGCAATGATGGAATCTTGGGTAATGTCAGAAAGAACATATGAACCAGAAAAATCATTTTATTCATATGGTACGGCGTTTGACCAAATTGGTTCTATGTCTATGGATAATAAAAATGTATTTAATTCAAACAACATACACGAAATAAAACAAGCATATCAAGAATATTCTTGGTTATTTAGTGGTTATAGAAATAGAAGATAACTACAACTTATCGTAAAATAATATTATAATTAATAGAAAACTATTTATAAACATGCCAGAACAAAATCAAACAATTTACCAAAAACTAACTAACATATTTGGATATAATGGAATTCAAAAACCTAAAGATGTTCCATCTTTTAATTTTGATAAAAACCAATTATTAACAACTAATAGTAAAGAAGAATATGAAAATGCAATGTTGCAGGCACAACAAACGCAATATATTGCAGATAAATGGACTAAACTTGACCAATCTTTATACAATCAATCGGTTTATTATGAACCAAATAGATTAGCCGCTTATTATGATTACGAAAGTATGGAATTTACTCCGGAAATTTCTGCTGCGTTAGACATATATTCCGAAGAATCAACAACAATGTCAGAAAAAGGTAGTATTCTAACAATATATTCAGAATCAGATAGAATAAAAGACATTTTAGAAGATTTATTTAATAATAGATTGGATGTTAACACTAATTTACAAATGTGGGCTCGAGGTGTTTGTAAGTATGGTGATGATTTTGTTTATTTAAAAATCGATAAGGAAAATGGTATAGTTGGATGTCAACAACTTCCAAATATTGAAATAGAAAGAATTGAAGGTGCATCCGCAAAATCACCACTACCAAAAGATTTTAAAATCCCCTCAAGAGAATTAAGATTTCAATGGAAAAACAAAGACTTGGAATTTCAATCTTGGGAAATAGCACATTTCAGGTTATTAGGTGATGATAGAAAATTACCATATGGTACATCAATGTTAGATAAAGTAAGAAGAATTTGGAAACAATTATTGTTAGCCGAAGACGCAATGTTAATTTATAGAACATCAAGAGCACCAGAAAGAAGAGTGTTTAAAATATTCGTTGGTAATATGGACGATAAAGACATTGAACCTTACGTACAGAAAGTCGCAAATAAATTCAAAAGACAACCAATTGCGGACCCAAGAAATGGTCAGGTAGACATGAGATATAATCAAATGGCTGTTGACCAAGATTATTTTATTCCGGTTCGTGACCCATCACAACAAAATCCAATTGAAACATTAGAAGGTGCTAAAAATTTAGGTGAAATTGCTGATATTGAATACATCCAAAAGAAATTACTTGCTGCACTTAGAATACCGAAAGCGTTTTTAGGATTTGAAGAAGTTGTTGGTGATGGTAAAAACTTGGCTTTAATGGACATTCGTTTTTCCAGAACAATCAATAGAATTCAAAAATCATTAATACAAGAACTAAACAAAATTGCATTAATTCATTTATACCTATTAGGTATGGAGGATGAATTAAATAATTTTACTCTATCCTTAACTAACCCATCGTCACAATCTGATTTATTAAAAATTGAAACATGGAAAGAAAAAATTACATTGTATAAAGACGCAACATCAGATCAATCACAAATTGGTATTTTACCTGTGTCACATACTTTTGCTAAAAAGAATATCCTTGGAATGAGTGATAGTGAGGTGATTTTAGATTTACAACAACAAAGGCTTGAACGTGCAATGGGATTTGAATTAACAAACACACAAAATGTTATCAAACGTTCAGGTATTTTCGATGAGGTTGATAAAAAATATGGTATACCTGAAGAGGAAAGGGAAAAATTAGAAGCTGCAGCTGCTACTGGTAATGTTGATGGTGAACCAGCGCCAGGAGGTGAATTACCATCAAACCCACCTTCAGTGGATACCGGTGGTGAAGGGCCATTAAGTGAAAATTTAAACACACATTCTAAAAAATCTAAAATATTATCGATGTTAGACGATGATAAACAAGAAGATTCTATATTATTTGATATGGAACGAGCACAACGTAATATTTATGAAATAGAAAATAAATTGAAAGATTTAATAAATGATTAAAGATGAATAATTTTGGTACAATAAAAAGTAAATTTTTAAAAAAATTAACAGAATCTTACACAAAAGAAAATAAGTCGGATATAAAGGATTTGTTAACCACAGTAAGGAAAAATAAGGATTTTAAACAAATGTATTTGTTCTATGAGGAAATAGAAAATAAGTACATTGAGGATATGGACAATGCTAAATTGTACGTAGAGTCAGTGGAATCAATATTAAAAAATTCAGATTCCATGATAAAACTTGAAACTTTTTGTGAAAATCTAAATGAAAAATTATTAGATGTTGAGGTGGAAAAAAATGATTTATACGAATCATTAGATAAGTTAGTACAAAAAGATACTTTAAATAATATTGAAGATAAAATACATTCTAAAAAATATTTGTATCAATTTTTAACAAAAAAGAAACAAGTTGAAAAATCAGAAAAGAACATATTCACTGAAAATGAAAAATTATTAGGGTTATTATTAACAAATAACTTTAATACACTATATGGAAAAACTTTAGCGGAAAACGATAAGAAAGAGTTGAAAGAATTATTGTTGATTTCTAACGATGATTTAAAAATCAAGGTAAATGAATTAACAGAATCAATAGATAATCAAATTGATAAACTTCTTGTCGAATCAAATGATGATAATTTTAAAAATAAACTGAAACAAGTTAAGACAGAAATTAAATCCAAAGAGGTCACACGTTTAAATTATTACAGATTACTAGAATTAAAAAATGGTCTTATTTAAGGCCATTTTTTAATTTCTCAACATAAATTGCATTTAACGATTCTTTTCTCTTTTTAATTGAGGGTTTTATATACTCCTTTCTTTCTTTTAAATTATGGATTTGTTTTGATTTCTGAACTTTACTCTTGTAAATTCTAAGTGCAGATTCAATATTTTTTTCTTTTGTTACGTCAATTATTATCATAGAAAATAAATATATTAAAAATATTTTAAAATATTTTTGTTTTCTTTAAATATTTTTTTTATTTTATGTTTACACCATAAAATAAATTAATTATGAAAATTTAATGAAAATTGGAAAATATTTCCCATTAGGGACATATAATGACGTAAAAATCGGATATGGAACGGTTGATTATAAAAACTTAAATACCATATACTTAAAAATTAACTCTTGGGTAAAACCAAATAATAATGATGATGATTTTAATAAAACAATACAAACAACTAGAAGAAAAATTAAAAATCACATCAGTAATCTTATCAATAGTAAATTCAAAAAACAATCAATCGTTGATTTAGATATAAGAACTAAAGGGATTAAACTCGATAAAAAATCATTTATGAATTTAGAAATAACTTTATTTGTTGAAAGTTATTTCGATGTTAAAAATAAAGAAAATAAATCAATGATTAATCAAATTATCATTGATGTAATTGACAATACATTAGTTGATAAACGACTTTTTAATTTTAGTAAAACAAAAAAATAATAGTAATTGGAACAAACACCAATAGAACGTCAAAAAATTATGTAATATAAAATAAAAGAAATTCGGTCAATGGATATAAATGGAAGTATTATGATATTTATAGACATATGGAAAAGGATTTCACATTTAAAGACGGTAGGAAACTATTAATTGAATATGACGCTGGTTATATTTCATATCAAGAAAATCAAAAAATTTTACGTGAAGCAAAAGAATTAAACTTTTCTGAGGACTTAATTCTTTATGCTCTTTTACAAAAATACGACACACCAAATAAAAACGGAAGAATTTATCCGAAAAGCCTTCTTGAGAGAGAAGACCAAAAATATCAATCAGTAATTAAAAATGGTGGTGCTCTCAATGAATTAAATCATCCCTCATCTTCTCTTTTAGATTTAGATAGAATATCACACTCAATCCTTGAAACTTGGTGGGATGGAAAAAGTTTAATGGGAAAAATTAAACTTTATACAACCCCGGGTTGGAAAAAAATGGGAATAATCTCATGTAAGGGAGATCAAGCCGCTATGCTATTAATGAATGGTGCCACCCTTGGCATTTCTTCACG